ATGGATGAATTGAAAAATGCAATATTGAAATCTTTCGAAGAGAGATTTAGCAGCCCGTTAATTGGCTACATAATAACCTCGTGGATTGGTTTCAACTGGATACCTATAGTATACTTTTTATTTAGCCATAATCTTGAAATTACAAAAAGAGTAACATTTTCTCTTGGCGCAACATCATTAAGCCATTTATTGATATATCCTATTGTCACAGGAGCGTTACTTACATTAGCAATACCATTCATAAATCATTGGGTAAAAAATATAACATCGAAATCAATAACGATGGATGAGAGATTAACTGAGCAGAGAACTGCCGAGATAGAGGTAATAAAAGCTGAAAAATCAGCAAAAATTGCTGAATCACTTAAGAAAATAGAAGAGGCAAAACTGGAGCTTGATGCCAAAAAAATATTATCCTCAACACTGGAAGCTACCATAGCTCAGTATCAATCACATAAAAAATCAATTGAATCTGAAATTTCCGCTTCTGAAATCAATCTTGAAAAACTTAAGGTTGATATAAAAGATAAAGCTTCAGAGCTTGAAGAGTTTGAAAAATCGATAAAAGAAATGGGCTTTGATTTCAATAGATATCAGAACATGGAAAATGAAATTATAGATCTAAAAGGAGATATGCAGAAATTTAAAGATTTATCTGAAACACAAAATAAAATATTTAAAACAATAATATCAGCAAGAATAAGTGGCGATATAAAAGAGCTAGAATCAATAGATGGTGAACTTAAAGTTTTTGGCTACGCAGTTCCAAGACCAATTAACTAAAACCAACCAATTTAATTTTTACTTTTTACTTGCGCAACCCTGTAAATGCAGGTTTGCGCCTTGCTCCAAAAGAAACTCAAAATTACAATGAAATACCTTTTTTCGCCGCACTTGCGCGCATAAATTGCGTAAGTGTTGAAAAATCAGCATCTGAAATGTATTCAGAAATAATAGCGACTTCGCATAACTGGCATTTTCCAGGGAACTGACTGTTGTATGTCGACCCTAGTCTGAATACGTCGCCCAAGTCTGCCGGGTTTGCCGCAGGTGAGTTAGTGCCGCTTGTGCCGGCAGTCAGGTTATCGACCCTGCGCGTTCTATCAATGTTTTTAACTCGCCCGGAAATCATGTACCACTGATTTATTGGTGATTCAGTTGCTGTTTCTGCGGAAGCCCCGGTTGATACCCCGCTGACTAAAACTGAATGCTGGAAGCGCGTGATGACGTTGCCGTTTCCATTGTTTGAACCAACATCAAACGCTAATGACGTGCCTAAGCACAGCCCTGTATTGTCAGCCCTTTGAGACTGATAATCAGAAACAACTGCAATCCCCTTTTCTTCTAATGGTTTAACGGTTGCAACAATTGTCATATCAGTGCTGTTTTTGATTGAGGTAACAAGGTAGGCCATCTGGGCACCCGTCAACTCAATGTAATTTGCTCCATATGTCGGACTGCCTATTACAGAGAGAGCAGCCCCGCCTTCAATAAGATTTCTCACTGATGTGGCAGCATCCACGCCGAAAGAAAAGAACCCTTCCCATGCAGCATTGAACGGCACGGATAACTTCGCTTTAGGGGACGCCCACAGGCTGGCGTTTTTATTAATGATTCGCGTTGCCATAATATTTCCTTAGAAGAAGTCTTGCGGGATATTCCCGACAACCAGTGTGAGACGGTCAAATGTACAGGTGTTACCGGATACGCCGCCGGACGTATCAAGGATGGCAAGCACTGAAAGCGTTGTCGCCGTTAACGGCACCGTGATCACTGCCGCCTTCCAGACAAAACCACCCCGGCCGTTAGGGGATGTGACTCCATAAACCCGGCTGGCCGATATTCCGTTTATGGATACGGATCCTGCGTTAGATCGCGTGTTTGCAGCGGGGACATACGTTCTGCAGGCGAGGGTAATTGTCTGCCCGCGTAAACGGCGCACCAGGCCAGATGGCAATGCACAGGCGGCGTTCGCATCCCCTGTTCCTGTTGACGTGAGTTTCAGGCCATAGTCACCCGACTCAAAGTTCACAGTATCCTTGTCAGCTGTGCAGCCAGTAAGGGTCCAGCCATCTGGGGCTGCGCCGCCTTCTGTCCACGTTACGAACTCACCATTCGGGATCAGGTTCGCACCATTGATAAGGCCCAGGGTGTATTTCGCGGGTGTAGACGGCCATACAAAAAGATTTTTCACGAGGTCAAATATTTTGGCATCACCGGTTGCGTTTGGGTGGATGTTATCCAGATACCAGTCAGTAGGCTTTCCAGCATTCATGAAAAGCTGATAGGCATCAACCAAACTGAAACCCGCGGCAATGGCGGCTTGCCGTGCGCCGTTACTCCTGTTTGCCCCCTGATCGCTATCCCTTAACGGGTTTTGAGAGACCATGATCCCACCGGCGGCAGGGTGTCTGAGCAAGATTTGATAAACGGCCGCCAGCGCCATGCCGGCCTGTATTCCTGTTGTGACGTTATAATCAGTGTTATGCCCGTGATTAAATATCAGTAAATCAGCCTGTCGTGGGACGTAAGCGGCCTCAAAATACTGTCCCATAAGATAAAGAGGTTGAGTCCCCGCAACGGCAGCATTATAAAAATGAAGTGTTTTCCCCGCAGTGCCGACCTGCAGAGTCACGGGTGAACCATACGCACCTGACGCCCACGAGTAATACAGGACGGTATATGCCGGGTAATTCCCCGCAAGAAACTCCGCCAGTTTTCTCGTCCATTTTTTAAACACTCCGCTGACGGGATCGGTATCCTGAGTGATCCCTGTAGAATCAGAGTTGATAATTACGCAAACATCATCCAGTGCTGAACGCATTTTTGACAACAAGCCATATGCTGCTGACTGAGGTGGGAGGTCTACAGTCACTTCTCCAGGGTCTACGCTTCCGCCGCCATCACTGCTTGAAGAGGGAATGGAAAAACCCAGCGCGTCAGAAATCATCAACTGGTCGTCATCAAAATTTCCATCTTGCGTAACTGAAATATTGCCCGATGTAATTTGGTTTTCATCAAGTGTTAACATCGGGGTTTCAAAGGCTCCATCCTGACGAATTTGTGAGTGTGAGAAGCCGAGTTCATCAGTGAAAATAGTTAACGATTGGGATAATGGATCCTGCTGGATATTGGTTCTCACCTCCTCAATAGCTACCTGAGATGGCATTTTACGACCAGTCTCCGTCAGGACTCCGGCGGTATTGATATACTCAATAGCCAGTGATTCATCATCAGAACTTCGCACGAATGTTGCAGCCCCGTCAGGGATGTTTGCAATATCGGCCTGGGCGGCAGCCAATGTCATATACTGCCGGCTAAGGGGGACAAGGTTCGTCAGTGGGTCTTCAACCGCGCCAACTACCTTTGCAATGTGTCCCCAGCTTGGACCGGTATACTGAGTGCGATCGGGGCGCGTAACGGTAACTGACGGTTCATCACTGTAAATCCCCTGCCAATTCTCAAAGTCGAGAATACGTCCGCGGGCAACCTGCGCGAAGTCGTTGATCACTTTCTGCGTAATAGCCATCTGAAGCAAAGCTGGCACGGAATTCCAGGAAAGTCCGGTTGATGTGGGGCCGGTGAACGCTTCGGTAAGAGTGATTTCAATATCTGATACTACAGCGGAAGCAACAATAGTATAGGGAGCACCACCCACGTTAACGTACATAAAATCACCGGCTTTTAGCTCCGCACTGAAGCTGGTTCCGCTACCGATGACTTTGTTAGAACCGTTGGTTAAATCAATAGTGCCTGCTGGCATGATTTTCTCCGGACATAAAAAACCCGCCTAATAAACTGTCTGCTTAAATTTGAACAGTATACTTAGCGGGTAATAGGGTTAATTTATGATATTTGCGTTACGGTTTGCAAATATATTAATAGTCTGATTTCCTACTATATTTATATTTGCAGGCGAGGATGAAGTATTTCTAAATCTTATACCGATTATTGTATTTCCATTTCCAGAAGGAGAAACAACTTGTCGTGACATAATAACTTGATTTTGCCCTGTAGAAAGTGTTTCAGTAGCGACAACATTACCTGCCACAACCCAATCCATATATACTAGTCCGGGACCACCTAATGAAATATTAATGTAAAATATACCATTACCGTTCGCACTGGTTAACGCAATTTTACGCTCAAAAGAAGTCTGAGCGATCCCACAGATATTGTATTCAGCCGAAGTCTGATTCCCACCCAAACTGAATGAACCAACGTTAAAAGACCTGCCGATGGAAAAGTCTGAAAGGTCGCCTACTATCCTGTTAGCATTGAGTGTACCAAGGATTGTGCAATTCTCATTAATCAGTACATTATTCAACTCGCCTTCGCTGGCATAAATCTTCCCACGTACAGTAACCCCAGAGAACTCTGCAGTGCCATTTTTATTGATGTGCCATCCCGCCTGACCTGGGATGTAAGTATTGGATTCTATGTAGTCACCAATCATGGCATTCGTTATCCATGCATTTCCTATAAATGCCTGGCTAATAAGCACCTGTCCATCTTTGATAATAAACGGGGAATAAAGATTGTTCCCGCTACCGCTAACGACGACAAACTGATTGGCATTTACGGCAAACCGGGTCTCTACTTCTGTGCCATTCACTATCGCTGCAACGGAAATGCCCGCATCGTACTTCGTGCCATTGTAGTTAAGACCCATCTTCATCGTCCAGATTGCAGAGGGCCCGCTGGCATCGGCATACGCCGTGAATTTCTCCTGGATAACTGCTTCCTGCTCACCAAATTTCGCCGCCACATCCGTTTCGAGCTGAGCGATAGAGCTGTTCGCATCGGTAGCTATTTTTGTTGCTTCAATAATCCCCGCACGGTTTTCACCGTAGTTTTTCCACTGCTGATCCACGCTGTCATAGTTAGCAAGAATGCTTTCAGCCAGAAGTTGAGGATCGGTAATCAGCGGCTCTAAAAGCGCTTTACCATCCTGTGTTTCAAGATATTTTTCCAGCGTGTCATGAATAAGGTCGTTGGCATCAACATTGCTTGCACCGGCGACATATTCGGTCCAGTCCCCCACGTTGCCAATTCTGTCTACCAGTCTGGCCCGGTACCAGCGCCTTATACCTGCCGGCATTGGGCCATGCTGATATGCAGACCCCGGATAAGGAACGGTGGCCAGCAGCATTGGGTTTTGATGGTCAGCCGTGGTTGATTGCTGCAGCTCGGTATAGGCTGTGTCTCCGCTGCCTGCAGGAAATCCCCAGGTGATATCGATATTCCACACGACATTATCGCTGGCGACCAAGTTTATCGGTGTTCCGGGATTACCCACCTTGCCGTTAAGCGTGGTCAAATCGGAGTATCCCCATGGAGATGACACTTCGACCGCATTAATCGCACGCACACGCACCATATAACTGCCAGCATAAATGCCAGGTACTTCAAACGACGTGGCAGAGCTGCGCGGTACGTTTACCCAGTTCCCATCGTTACGGCGCCACTGTGCCTCATAGGCGATAGCGTTCTTCGTTGCGTCCCACGTAGCCCGCATCGTCTGAACGCTGATCCCCTGATTGACCACAGAATAAGAGCCGATCTGAATATTGGCCGGGGCAGACTGGTTGCCCGGCGGGATAACACTGATCGGGCGTTCGTCGATAATGGCACCGGTATCGATGCGCGCATATTTATCGGGGTCGTGATATGCCGCAGAAATGGTGAACGTATTGTCGTTGTTGTCAGCCACGCTGAGCACGCGGTATTGCTGCGCATACAGCTCGTCTGACTCAACCACCCAGACGCTTTCCGACTCTGGTGTTTCACTGTAAGCCGTAGTGACAGTGACAACCTTCCCAGAAACTGACTGAATCGTGCGTGACTGAGCTGCACCTGATGGAAGGTTTAAAATCAGCCGGCCACCAGCAACAGCATCCGGCACGCGGTCCAAAGTAATCGCGCGACCGTTCACCGAACTTATGCGGCCACCGGTCACTTTTCCCGACAGCATTTCATCAGCAACCGCAATGATGTAACCCGGCTGCGGGATCATGCCATCCAGCCCGACACCAAAAGTTATCACCCGGTCTTTGTTATTGGTCAGGATACCCCAGCGCCCTTTCCTGTTTGCCTCTGACTGACGGGTACAGCCAATAGCCGTCAGTTCAAGTTGGTTGAACCCGTAGCGCGTAACCAGATCCTGCTCAAAGACGGGCTCCATTGCATCAGCATAGGCATTGTCCGGATCAGACCATGACACCAGAGCCGTCGTGTATCGGGTCTTGATAGTGCTGCTCGAGTAACTGAACTGGCCATCGATGACGTTTGCGCGGGTATAGCTGTAATCAACATCGCGCGGCATATCAGCCAGGGCAACAATCTGATTTCCACCCCAGTACGTCATGCCTCGGAAGATCGCCGCGAAGTCTCTCAAAACCGTATAGGCGTCATTTCGACTTTGTACGTAAACATTGCAGATATAACGCGGCTCTGTGCCGTTACCGCCTTTTCCATCTGGAACCATCTGATCGCAATATTGTGCGACCTGGTAAAGTTCCCATTTGTCGATGTTCGCCGCGGTGAGACGGTTACCCAACCCAAAGCGGTCAGTGACCACGAGGTCATAGAAAACCCATGCGGGGTTATCTGACCATGCCCATTTGAAAGCACCGGTCCATGTGCCGCTGTAAGTGCGTGTTACCGGGTCGTAGGTATCAGGCACGCGAATGACGCGGCCCTGCGGTTCACAGGAAATCTGCGGAATAGAGCCATTGAACTGACTGGAATCAAATTCGATAGACAGCAGCGCGGTGTTCGGATACCTGAGTTTTGCATCAATGACTTCCGTGTAGCTCTGGATCGTCATTGCATCGCCAATCTTGGCACTGTTCGCATCTGCCGTAATCTTGCGCAGACGAATTGTCCACGTGGTACCGGCCGGCGGTAAGTCTATGCGGTGGCTGCGCTCATACCCCGAGGTGGTTTTCCCAGTAACAGCTGTATTAACAACTGTCTGAAATGCACCGCCGTCAGTCTGCAGCTCGATGGTGTAGTTGATCGAATACCCAACCAGATCACCGTCATCTTCTTGCTTGAAGAGTGACGGCCATTTCAGGCGCAGGCGGATAGCGGAAAGTTGGGTATTGGTGAAGGTGTGCGTCCAGGCAATAGTGCTTTTTACCTCCGTGCCCGCGCTAATTTCGTTCTCAGTACCCGGAAATCCCTGAATATAGGATTGAGCCTGCGTCCCGGCGCGGAACTCCCATGCGACCCCGCTGAAATTGCTCGAACCGTCACTGTTCAGAAGCGGCGTTCCGTCAAGAAAAATGGATTGGCCTGTCAGGCCACCGCCAAATTCCCCTTCCCCCAAAGCGATAAGCAGTTTTGCCTTCGCGATGGACTGAAGATCATCTGGCTGTTCTACGGGAGTGCGGGATGAAGAGCTGCCACCTTTGCGGCCTTTTATTTTGGTTGCGGTTGCCATATTGCGCCCATAAAAAAAGCCGCACAAAGGCGGCTAATGATGGATACCTGATCAAATATCAGGATGTTTTGTAAGGGTAATGTGAATTACGCTCAGGGCTCAGCCCGGCCATGTTTGGAGCATGACCGTCATTCACTGGAGGGATGGCTGATTAACTCTGGGTAAGGAATGAAATGTCTAATCAAATGAAGCTTGAAGATATCTTAGCGGCGATGAATGACACTGCCCGCAAAAATTACGCCTTAACTGAGTTGTTAGCTCAGGCATTCAGCGCTTTCGTGGTATCGACCGATAATAAGAAAGCCGTTGCTGAATTCATTAAGTCTACAAAAAGTAGCGAGCAGATGGCCGATGCCCATAAACATGCGCAAACAGCATTGCTGAAAATACTGGATTCTGTTGAAGTTATACCGAATCAGAAGCACTGATCCGGGCTGCACTGATATTTACAGCGCCAGATTTAATTTCAAATGCGGCCACTTCTATGGCCGCTTTTTCATCCTTCTTATGCAGCAATCCTCCCGGGCGCTTGGCGCTTTTAATAGCGTCTTTCGCGACTTTTCCCATTATCTTTGATAGTTCTTCTGATTGGGCATTAGATAATTTCATATTAGCTACCGCCTTTTCTAACACTTCAACACGTTGTTCTAAAGTCATAACTCACTCCTGCCTTTCGGCGCTGATTAATTACTGCTGATCTTCTACATAAATACCGGCGGAAATAATAGCGCCGCCGATCCGGCGTTTTCCATAAAGAAGCGGAACAGGATATCCCTGAGCTGCCGTATTTGTAACGCTGCCGAAGGCATAGGAAGCCTGGTTATCAGCATCCTGCTTACTTGCGAGACCCGCGGTCTGCGGGGAGAGCATTTGAATTACTCCTCCCGCTGCAAGTGCAACACCAGGCCCCACTAAAGCTAAACTCGCGCCGCCTGTAAAACCTGATAAAGCATACCCCGCAACAATCAATACGGCTCCGAGAATTGTTTGAAGCAAACCAGCACGTTTACTGCCAATAATAATAGGCACGATTCTTATAACGTCGCCAGTAACAGGGAAGCCAAGATCAACCTCTGCCAAATTTTTCTTTCCTTTAAAAACAGCATAAGTAATACCTCTTTTTTTGCTGTTATTCATATATCTTTCGAATCCCTCGATTGTACAGCTTAATGCTCTCCCCGCTTCTCCCACAGTTCTAATTAGTCGATGATGAACTTTGCCAAATGTTTTCCCAAGTGGTCCACTAAATTCAATTCTGGTCATGATTTCTTGCATATTTACCCCATTAAAAAAGCCGCTTTCGCGGCTTCTTTTAGATAGTTGTTGGTCTTAAATCCAATCCAGAACTGGTATCACCAGTAATTCTATATTTTTGTATTTCTTTAGGTTTAATTTCTGTGGCATTTTCTTTTATTGGCTGCCCAATTTGGAATCCACACAAACCTCTTCCTCCTTTATCTCCAGTGATTGCTAGGATATGACGCCCTGAATTAACTTTTATTGTTACGCTCTCACCTGTATCTATTCGCGCTACTGGCTTGCCGTCAACAGTAACAGTCACGAAACATCCACCACCCGCAAACCAACCTTTATCTCGAGTAATCGTCAGTATAGAGTCGCCCTGAGATTTCCATAGGATACGAGACTGTGGAACTGGTTTTGCCGAATTACTTGGTGTCGGTGTTGTAGAGCAACCTGCCAGCCCGAGCGCCAGCACTGCTATGAGTAGTTTTTTCACATTAAGACCTATTGCTCAACTTTTGGAGATGAGTAACCAGTGAGGTCAAATTTAAACTGCTTATTTCCAGCTTGATAAAATTCAGCCTCAATAATTAGTTTTTTGTGAGAGCTGACATTTTTAATGAAAGATGCCGAGTTTTCAAAGAAAATCACATCAGCACTTCCATCTGCAGCTTCTGTCATTGAGTACTGCTGAATTTTTCCATCGTCAAACTTCACAGAAATGTGGCAATCATTAAATGAATTACACAAAAACTGGCCCTTGCTCATTACCAAAACGGCTTCAGTAGGTTTCAGGTTATCTGGTTTTTGCCCTTCTTTGAGCATAACTTTCTTTGAGCGGAGAACAATAGTCATCTGTGATCCGCCATTATACGGAAAATCAAAATCAACAGAGTTATCTGAAACAGAACGCACAAACTTCTGCGCAGTACCTCGCATCTCATCATTATTGAAGTACGCCGACCAATCATTAGCGAATGATGAAACACTTGGGAAAAGAAGGAAAGTCGTAGCGCCTAAAAATAGATATTTCTTCATTTCATGCCTTTCTTATAGACAAATTACAAGTAGCAACATCCTACCACCGGCCTACTGCAAGGCAATATAAAAGCCCACCTAAGTGGGCTTTTATATTTACTCTGCGGGTGGTTGAGGGAGTGGCATCCAGTGAGTTACATAAAAATTAACATGCTGTAACCCACCGCTTAGTATCAATTCACTGAATCCATTTAGATTATCAAAAACAGCCACACCGACACCATGATTAGTGGCAACCAAAAATCGCTCAAACTGACTAGTTGCCTTGGGTTTTCTTTCTTTGATTGAAATCCACTTCATGAAAAATCTCCATCAAATAGTGAAGATTGATGATAGCACTTACCACAAAACAAAAGACCACAGGGTGGCTTAGTTACGTCAGAAAATTCGTTCTAATTAACTTCCAGAACGTATGGGTCATTGGAAAAGAAGGGATCTTTACGCTGTATTGTCGCCAGGGTGATTCTTGCCCAAGGCTTATTAAACTTTCTTGTTAGCTCAATAAAGCAAGGGATGTTTATCTTTGATAGCCTGCACTTGATCACAAACGCTGCGCCGTCAGGTAATCCTTGTATTACTTTGGAATGTGAAGCTTGCACTTTTTTAAATATGTCTTCCAACTCTTGCAAAGTAATGGCAGGGTTATTGCGCTGGTCATTGACTCTATCAATAGCAAAATGACCAGATATGGAAATTTCTAAGCAGTCTTTATCGAGGTCATCATTAATCTGCGCCTCAAGATCGTCCAAACCTTGACGCGATATTGTCATAGATGGCTAGCCACTACTTGCTCAAGCCGCTCATTGAGCTCAGCATCACTTTCAGCGACAACAGTACCAATTAATTTGCTGTAGCTCCTAGTCCCAAACCTCACGTCAAATTCTTTGTTATCGAAGCTATCAACAATTACACACCTACCTGCTTCGTCTTGAAAAGAAGCATAGTTCTGCCGAACTAGCATATTGAATTTGAACAT